GGGGACGTAGTCTTCGACCCATTCATGGGCAGCGGGACCACCATGATCGCTGCTGCCATGCACGAGCGTGTAGCCTACGGCTGTGAGATCAGCCCACGCTATTGCGACGTCATCCGACGCCGCTGGACACGGTGGGTACTGGAGAACGGACACGATCCAGGCCCAGGAGCCCTGGAGTAGCCCATGCCCAAGCTGACCACCGAACAACGCGAGCACATCATGGACCAGGTCGAGATCGTCCTGATGTCCGGGAAGTGGTCAGGCAGGGCCCAGCACGTCCTGGCGAAGAAGAACGACGTCACTCGCCGGACAATCCAGTACTACAGGAAGAGGATCGAGAAGCGATGGGCGGACGCGGCCAAGGTTCAAGACATCGAGACCGAGCGCGCCGGATGGCTTGCCAGGTGCCGCGTGTTTCAGCAGCTGTGCGTCCAGGATCGAAGGTGGCGCGAGCTGTCGAGCTTCATGGCAATGGAGGCGCGGGTCCTGGGAATTGAGCAGGCCACCAAGCTCGAGGTGGAGCACAAGGGCCCGGTTGTCGCCGGCCCTCTCGCTCAACTCACCGACGCCCAGCTCGACGCCGAGATCGCCGAACTCGAGGCCGCCGCCCCGCCAGCGCAGATCATCGAGCTGCGAGAGGTCGGCGGGGTCCACCAGCCAGAGGGCCCGGAGTGAGCGCAAAGACCGCCAGGGCCAACGGCAAGACCAGCCACCGTGAACGCCTGACAGAGCGCCGCGACGAGCGGGAGAACCGCAGACAGACCAGGCTCCGCGATCGCTACATCGAAAAAGCCCTGCACCACGAAGAAGACGGAGCCTTCGAGGCCTTCGTCCGCCTGATCTGGCAGGAGATCGAGCCCGACGTCCTGGAGTGGGCCCCGTTCATGTCCGTGGTCTGCCGCTACCTGCACCGGCACATCCTCGGAGATCCGGAGTACCGCAAGCTCCTGATCCTGCTCCCCCCGGGCACGTCGAAATCGATCCTCGTGTCCGTGATGATGCCCGCCTACGAGTGGCTCTTCGACCCCACATACCGCCGCCTGTTCTTCACCGGCGACGACGGGCTCTCCACCCGTGACAGCCGCAGGACCCGACGCGCCATCAAGAGCGAGGTCTATCAACAGCTCATGGCCGAGTGGTGCCGCCGACACGGGACCGAGCCATGGGACTTCGCCGCGGACCAGCAGGAGAAACGCAACTTCGAAACCACCTCGATGGGGTTCCGCCAGTGCATGACGCTCAAGACAGGCGTCACCGGCAAGCGCGGGGCGGGGATCGGCGTGGATGACCCGATCGACATCAAGTCAATTATGCTCGGTTCTCCCGAGGCTATCGACCGGCGGTGCGAGGAATCGAACGAGATCATCAAGCAAGCCATGGCCACGCGCATCAACGATCCGCGGGTCGCCCGCCTGCTGTTGTGCATGCAGCGGCTCCACGTCAACGACCCAGCCGGCTATGCGCTGCGGTCTGGCGGCTGGAAGGTCCTGTGCCTCCCGCTGCACTACGACCCCGAGCACCCACAGGTGAGCCCCGACGACCCGCGCACGGAGCCGGGGGAGATCCTGCATCCGACCAGGCACACGCCCGAGGTGGTGGCCGGGCTGGTCGAGGGCACCGGGAGGCTTGCGGGGGCCCAGCTCGAGCTCCGCCCCACCCCCGCCTCCGGCGGCATGATCAAGCGTGACTGGCTCGCCGAGCGCTACCACTGCGACCCTGAGGACATCGCAGCCACCGCCGACGAGGTCTGGATCACCTCCGACGCCGCGAAGAAGGGCACGGCCGGCAGCGACTTCAACGCGATCCAGTGCTGGGCCCGCAAGGATGGGAAGCGCTACCTGCTCGACCGGGTCTATGCCCAGATGAACAGCCTCGCCTACTTCCAGGCGATGGACGACATGATCGCGAAGTGGTGCCGGTTCATCGTGAGCACCCAGGGCGGATGTCTGGTGGAGGACACTGCCAACGGAACGAACTACCTGGACGCCCGAGAGCCGGCCTACCTGGGCGTGGCCATGGTCCGCTTCCACCCCTCGACCGACACCCCGGGGCCGGACAAGAGCAAGGCAGCGCGAGCCAGGTACTACGAGCGCGCGGCCGAGTCCCGGGCGATCATCCTGCCCGCCCCCGATGTCGCCCACTGGGTCGGCGACTACATCGAGAACGTGGTGTCCTTCCCCCTCGGCGCAAACGACGACGACATGGACGCGTCGAGCCAACTGATGATGCGCTGGACCCGCGAGGACGAGGGGCAGGGCTCGGGACGGAGTTGGTTCGATATGCTGGGGTCATAGGGTGCGCCCATGCGTGTCGCGGTGTATCCTCTCGCTGGAGGCCAGATGTCCATACGCTCCCGTTTCCTCGATCTCGTTGTCCGCGAGCCCGCCACCGCCGCTCCTCTCGACATGCGGGTAGACGCCGACGCCACGCCTTCGAGCTACTCCGGGGCATCCATCCAGAACCCGCTCTCCGGGATCGGTGGATACCGCGACTCCGGGGCACAGGGCCGTCCCAACGTGGAGCGTGACTACCTGAGCGAGGAGGAGTTGGTGGCCCTGCTCCGCGGCGGGCTCTACCGGCGGATCTGCGAACTGCATCCCTCGTGGGCCACCCTGCGCTTCGCGCACGTCACCGACGACAGCGACGACGAGCGCCCGCTGGCGAAGGAGTTGAGCAGGCTCAAGACCCGCAAGATCTTCCGCCAGGCTGACACATGGGCTCGAGGGCTCGGTGAGTCCCGGGTGTTCATGGTCACCGACGACCCCGACCCGCTCGACAAGCCGCTGAGGCCCGAGAAGGTCCGGCGCGTCATCCGCCTCGAGGTCTTCGACCGGCGCGAGTTCTCGCCCATCGCCTTCAACGACGACATCCTCGCGGGCCCGCTCGGCGAGCCGACGCACTACAGCATTACCCCCAGGCGGACCACCGCAGCGCGGCTCAACGGTGGGCGCCGGGGATCCCTGACATCTGTCCACGCCTCGCGCCTGCTCCGGTTCTACGGCGACGACCTGCCACCGTCAGAGCTCGCGTTCTCCAGCGGCTACAGTTGGGGCGCGGACGCCATCGGGCAGACCCTATGGGACGCCACGCGCAACCTGTCGCAGACCGGGCAGGCCGGGGCACGGGTCGCCCAGGAGCTCTCCATCGCGGTGTTCAAGGTCCAGCCGCCGAGGGGTGCAGGGGACGAGAGCGCTGCGTGGCTGGCCAAGCTGCGCGTGCTGAACATGATGAAGTCCGTAGCCAACGCGGTGATGATTGCCCCCGGCGAGGACTTCCAGCGCATCGCGGCCAACCCCACCGGCTACAAGGACATCGTCGAGCACGCGCGTCTGGAGCTCTCCCTGCTCATCGGCGCTCCCATGACCCTGCTGTTCGGCGAGGCCCCGGGCGGGATGAACACCGACGGCTCCAGCTGGCAGTCGCTCTGGTATCAGGCCGTGGCCGACTGGCAGCAGGCCCGCTACCTCGAGCCCCTGCGCCAGCTGGTGACGGTGCTCTACCACGCCGACGGAAACAGCCCGCCGGCCGAGTGGGACATCGAGTTCGACCCGCTCGGGGACCTCTCCGAGAAGGAGCAGGCTGAGATCAGGCTGATCCACACCCAGGCCGACACCGCCTCAATCATGGATGGCGTCTTGCTGCCCGACGAGATCCGCCGTCACCGCTACGCCCAGCCCGGGGGCTACCAGGCCTCCATGCAGCCGGTGGACGACGAGCCAGAGCCAGCGCGCACCCCGACGCCCGACGACCCAGAGGCCGAGGCAGCAGCCCGCACCATGATCGAGGAGGCTATGGCCGCTCGGGAGGACGCCAGCACCGAGACCCTGTGCCTGCTCATCCCTGTCCCCACCGACGGGCTCGAGGAGCACCAGGAGTGGAAGGCAAAGGCCGAGGAGGTCGTGGGGCCGCTGTCTCACGAGGACCCGCCGCACGTCACCGTGCTGTACCTGGGCGCCGTGGCCCCCGAGATGGACACCGAGGTCGAGGCCTTGGCCCGCAACATCACCGAGGCCATGACCCCGAAGCGGATGGTGACCTCCGGGCTGCAGGTCCTCGGCACGGCTGCGGTGCTCGAGCACGACGGGTGGACGCTGCGTGAGCTCAACGAGCAGCTGTTGAGGGCCCTGTCCCACCTGGTGACCGCCAAGCAGTTCCCCGGCTACCGCTGCCACGAGCCCCTTGGCTACAGCGAGACCATGACCCCCGAGGCCGTGGGTCGTCTGCTCGAACTGCAGCGCGGATGGGGCGCGGACGACGACAAGACCTCGGGATGGGTCGCCTCCCGCCTCGAGCTGCGCCGCGGGGGCCGGGTGGTCGCTACCTTCCCGTTCCTTGGTAGGCAGGATGAGGACGGGGGAGCCGAGTGAGCGACAGCCTCACCACCAGGATCGCTGTTGACCTCGCCCCCGTGCGCGAACTGGTCGAGTCCATCGACGAACTACAGCGCCGCTGGGCCGCCCTGCCCGCACCCGTGCGCCGGAGCATGGCCCGCCTGATCTGGCTGCGGCCTGATGGGGATGTGGTGCAGTACCGGGATGATGTGGAGGACCCATGCCAACCGAGCAGGTAGCGGAGACCATCAACGAGACGCTCGGGCGGCTCCCTGTTCATCAGGGTAAGCGCTGCGCGCTGTGTGGGCGTGGCCCGGGGCAGACCCTGCTGAACATCGAGGGCAGCATCCACCACGGCTGCGCCGTCCGGTGCGTTGACCAGAGGGCCTGTAGGCGATCCATCAGGCGAGCCAGAAGGAAAGCGCTGTGACCGGCGCCAGCCCGCACCGCACGGAGCCCCCATGCCCATCTACCAAGTAAAAGGAGGCGGCTGGGTCGCGGGCCGCTCGCGCATCGTCCACGCCGACGTAGACGCCGCGGTGAAGTTCGCCAACCGTCGCCGCGTGCGGGTCTTCGCTCGGGACGAGGCCCTGCTCGGGCCCCGGCGCTCTGATGCCCGGCGCCCTGGCGGGCCCTTCTCCGGGCGTGTGCCGAGGTTCTCCGACCGGCTGGAGACCATGCACCGGGAGCTGCTGCAGTCCCGCTGGCAACTCATCTTCGACCTGGTGATGAAGACGGCGCGGGCTACCATCAAGGAGCAGGACGCCCAGGTCGAGGACATCCGCAAGGCCAAGGAGCAGCGGGCAGACGCCGCGACCCTCGAGGCCATCCGCAACGATGCCGCATCCATCGACGAGGTGATCCGGGCCATCAGGGGCAACCTCGGGGAGATCGTCGAGGGCGACGCCGAGGCCCTGCAGCTCATCGGGCGCGAGATCGACGAGGACACCACCGACTCGACTGACCGCGAGCTCTCCCGCCTGTTCGCCGTGCCAATCGCTACCCAGGTCCCGGCACAGGACGTGAGGGCGTGGGTGCTCGCCAACGTGGACTTCTCCCGGTCCATGCTCGACAAGGGCCTGGATGCCCTCGAGCGCACCGCTGACGAGGCTATGGCCGCCGTCGCCGCGGGAAAGCCGACGCTGACCCTGGCCAAGGAGTACCAGAAGCGATTCGATCTGACGTGGCACAAGGCGAGCTTCCTCGCAAGGGACCAGACCGCCGTCCTCTCCGCAGCCATC